GCCTGATTGTATGATCCGGCGCCTTTGCTTTAAGTGCTTCACGCGGACGTGGTGGAATTGGTAGACACACTGGATTTAGGTTCCAGCGGCGCAAGCTGTAAGAGTTCGAGTCTCTTCGTCCGCACCACCTTATAAATCAAGGGCTTACGAGCTTAAGCAGTGATCCCCCTTGAGCCACTGGATTATCAGCGTGAACAGAACGTGAACTCGAGCGTTCACGGCCCTGGTCCAGCACCCTTACCGCATCCCTTACTCTGGCCGGCGCCAAGTGCGCATACCGCTCCGTCATCATGACGGTTGAGTGGCCGAGTAGATCCCTGACTTCTGCCAGCGCAACGCCGGCACTGATCAAATGCGCAGCACACGTGTGCCGCAGATCGTGAATCTTGAAGTCTTCAATCCCCACCTTCTTGCAAGCCCTGGCAAACCCCGTTCGCATGCACAGCACACGCTCGCCGTTGCCCCTGGCGAAGACCCAGGGCGTAGACGGGCAGTGCTCAGCCCGGAACGCCATCATCTGCTTGAGGGCATCGATCGCTCCCTCGTTCAGTGGGATGCTCCGGCGCTTCCCTGCTTTGGTATGCACGCCTTCCAGGTAGATCAGGCCATTGGCGAAGTCCACGCGCCGCCACTCGAGGCCTAGCATCTCCTCCTTACGGCAACCTGTGTTCACCGCCAGGCGAATGAACGACTCCAGCAGCAGGCCAAACTTCTGCGCTCGAGCGGCGCGGCATAAACTCTCCACCTCGGCCCGCGTCAGCCAGCGCACCCTGCCTTCGGGTTCCTTCATCTTCCGGCCTTTCACCGGATTCGGCAGACCCCACTCATATTCGACGTTGCACCAGTTGATCGCCGCCGACAGTGCCGCGAGTTCCCGGTTGATCGTCGCGGCCGATACGCCGTCCGCCATCCGTCTGTCCATGTATGCGCGGATGTCCTTTCCAGCTAGGTCATTCATCGTGGCGCCTGTAAAATGTTCTCGCAGCGCCTTTACCCTATTGGTCGTTGTCTCGTAGCTGCGCTGATGCTGGCTGGCGTTGCGCAGGTACGGGAGCATTACTTCGTTGAAGGACCGGGGCGGATTCACGCCCCATTCCTTTTCTTTCCAGGCATCCGCCCGGGCCTGTTGCTCTAGTGCTTTCGCCGCCGCAAAGTCGGCAGTGCCAGAAGAGCGTCTAACTCGCTTTCCATCTGCTTGGGTGACAAAGATCCACCAATAGGGCGAATCGTCTCTTTTGTAGGGCATTCGGGTTCCTCCGACATGCCGCCCGCGGCGCGAATACTAGCAGTGGCGGCTTCATCGATCATCTGTTGCAGTTTCTCGGCATGCACCCTGACTCCGCGCTTCATCCAGCGCACAGTCGGGATGCGACCCTCGGTGGCCATCCGGTAGGCGGTGGCCCGGCTGACACAGAGCAGGCCGGCAGCCTGCTCGACGGATATCAGGGACATGGGGACTCCAGGCCCGCGCTGGGCGGCGGGCGAAATTGGTGGGGGCGTTACAGTGCGTGTGCACCGGTGGCCAGCAGGCCATCACGGTCTTCGCGGAGGTTGTTGCGTTCGGTGGCCAGGGCCTGGATCTCCCGGTGCAGGTACTGGGCGATGGACTCGCCGCAGCGCAGGTCGCCGGGGATTGCGCGGCCTTTAAGCATGCCTTCCAGTTCAACCAGGGTGAGCTGTTCGATGTTCACAGGTGATACCTCTCGCCGATCCAGCGCCCAGGCGCCATCGCGGGCATGGGTTCGGGTTGTTGTTCGTGCGGGGATAGCTGGCGCTCGGTACCGGCCTGCAGCTGGCTGTCGGGGATGCAGCTGATGCCGCCGGAGTGCACGCCGTAGAACACGTAGCAGGTGACGCCACGTTCCTGGTCGTGCATGCGGTTGAGACCTATGTCGATGTTCCCGGATGTCTCCACAAGAGTGGTTGTGCTTGCGCTGGCGCCGGTGGCCAGCAGCAGGAGGCAGAGGACGACACGGGTCATGGCTGCGCCTCAGCAGCTTCTGGCAACTCCTCGAACGAGTAGGTCTTGATGACCTGCTCCTGCACGCCAGCGACCTTGATGAACTTGGCCTCCTTGACCCACGGGTAGGCGCCTGGATCGCCATGCTTGCCGCCGCCGCTCATTTCGCAGAAGGCGAGGGCGCGCCCATCGGGCAGGATGAAGGCCTTCACGTCGACCTCGAAGTGCCGGCCCCAGCTGTAATGGCTCCACTCAGGGATGCCGATGGCGTCAACGGCGCCGTAGCGGACTTCGTTGATGGCGTCGTCATGCTCGTTTTCTTCGAAGATGGCCTCGATCAGATCACCTGACGCCGCGGCCAGGAAGCCCAGGTCTACATCGGCTTCCTGCCCACCATCGTCGGTGAAGGTGTATCCGTAGCCGAACTCCAGGCCCTTGCGCATGACTAGCAGCATGGCCAGCCGGCTGGCGCTGAGGGTATCGAGAGCTTCGTGGATGTTTGCTTCGAGCACAGGAACTCCTTGCCGCCACATCGCGGCAGTGAATAGAGGGGGTTAGGGGGTACAGCTTGGGTGGTGTATAGATATAGAATTTATGTGCAGACTGACGGTGGTTGGTAAGCTAGTAGCATCTTGGGGCATTAGAATCTTAGGGAGGCGGGTGATGGAATGGTGGAATGCTGCTTTTGACCATCTTTGTAGGTTTGTCTATATAGTGTGGACTGAGTTTGGTTGGCCTCACGCTGCTTTAATTATCGTATTTATTGTTGTAAAAGTGTTTTCTGTCGAGATAAAAATAATTTTAAAACGGATTAACAAGCTTGGTCCTTGGGCTGAGTTTCAGCCAATGACTGAAACTAAGCAGCCGACAGTATCTCCAAGCGAACAAGAAGCAGGTGAAGGTTTAGACGGCAAGGCTATGCCTCAGGGCTCGGGCTTGACTTTAAATCTTCCAGCTATTCCTTTCCCTCAGTCCCTATCAGATATAAGGGCTTCAGTGATAAATGAAATTAGCTCTCTCGGCGAGCAAGATGTACGAAATTATCTCATAGAGCACCTGTCATTCTGGCGTGTTACAGCTGATTTCGAATACATAAGTGGCGTTATATACGGAGGCCAGCTAGGATTTTTAAGACTTCTTGCGGAAAGGGGAGTGGCTGGCGCTTCAGTTATGGAGGCAAGAGGTCAGTGGGCAAGTTTTCAGCCAACTATAAAGCCAAATTTCGACGGCTGGTCAGCAGAGCAGTACCTGAATTTCTTAGTGTTAAAGGGACTGGTCCTGTTTGCTGGGGATATGTACTACATAACGCCGAAGGGACGAGAGCTGATATCTTGGATGTCAATGTATGGACGGCTCTTGGTTAGAGCGCTGTAGAGTCTAAGGCCAGGCGGCTTCAGCCTATGGTGTCGTGGTTCGTCAAGGGGTATTGAGGCCGGCAAAGGCAGCCATGGGTGGTGTGTTAACACTGTTTCCGCATATGTGCAACTGCTCGTTCTAGGTGAGCAGTTTGCCATCTGCGCTGGGGTAGATCACGTAACCGGCGGAAAGCCTCGGGCCTGATACTGCTCGTTCGGTTGCAGCATGTCGACGATAATGTAGGGCGTGCGCTGGAGGTGCGCGGTGTCGATCCAGGCTCGTCGACGGCCTGGCGGATGTTGGCGCCGAACTGGCGCTTAAGAAATGCGGTAGCGATTTTGTGATGTGCCCCGCCTGCGCTGATGATGTGCAGCGGATCAATGACGTCTCTACCACCGATTTGAGCTTCGGGTTATTGCGGCATTGGCTAGTACTGTGATTTTCAACGCCTACCAGTCGGTATGGTGAGGTCTACAGATGCAAGGTAAGGGTTTTTATGCAAAAATGATGGCATAATGCTAGAAATTGCTGGTCGATAGTTGCTTAGGTTTGACTACCTTCTAGAGTTTGTTCGATTTTCAGAGTATTGGTAAAAAGGAATTGCTCATGTCTTCATATGCATTTTGGAATAACAAGGGTGGCGTAGGTAAAAGCTTTTTGTGTTTTATCGCTGCATGTGAATATGCGAACAGAAATCCTGAGACTGATGTTTATGTCATAGATTTATGTCCGCAAGCGAATGTTTCTGAGATGTTACTTGGTGGGCAAGATAAGGGTGGATTAGTACTGCGAGAGTGTTTGGCAAATCCGAAGTTCAGGAAAAGTGTTGGTGGATATCTGGAGGAGCGTCTCAACTCCCCTTTTCATAAAACTGAGGATGCAACAAAGTTCTCAATTAATGTCAGTGAGCATAATAGTTCTGCTCCTACTAATTTATCATTGGTTTGCGGCGATAATTTAGTCGAGGTTCTTGGTGAAGCTATTCGCCAAACATCACAGCTCTCAGTGCCATTCGACTCTTGGAAGAAGGTCATCTCTTGGATTGCCGACTTGAAAGAGTCTTTGGCAGAAGCTTCTCCAAATGAGGCAGTATTTTTCTTTGACTGCAATCCTAGTTTTGCCGTGTATACACAGCTTGCGATCGCTGCTGCTGAATACCTAATTGTGCCTTTCACTGCGGATGAAAGCTCTAGGAGAGGGATGGAGAATATTATTGCTTTGCTGTATGGACAGGGCGATGATTACCTTGCTAACTTTGCACGTTTGAGCTTTTATAAGCGAGCCAAGGAAGAAGGTATAAGTCTTCCGAAGTTGCATACTTTCGTCTCGAATCGAATAATTTTATTTGATGGTAAAGCGAGTAAAGCATCTCAGGCTGCTAGTCATGCCATTACTGCCACCGTTGAAGCTGTTAAGAAAAAGCACCGTTCTATATTTGCCAATCCGTCATTGGGCACTCGCGAAAGATTCGTCGAAATCCCCGATTACCATACTGCCGCTATCGTTTCCGCTCTCACTGGGACACCTATGCATAGACTGAAGGCGGGCCCCAAGACAATTAATGGAGAAAGAATTCAAATCAATGTCTCCCCCTTGTCCGGGTATAAGAGCGCATTAACTAAATTTGTGGACGCACTGTAAAATGTCGTCAAGAGCTTTGATTGAGTATGGAAGCCAGAGATCTAAAGCAGACTATCTTATATCCCATGCCGGATCATTAAAGCTGAAATCGCAGGGAAGTGAAAAAGCTATTCTTCTGCATGCGGCTTTGGCAGCCCATGTGGCTGCTTGGGATTCTTACGTCAAAAGGTTGATGAAAGAGAAATATTCTGCAATCTTTCATTCTAACTCGGTTGACTATATGGCATTGCATGAGATATCTAAAAAAAGAACTGAAAAAGCCATTGAAAAGCTTAATACTCCAAATGCTGAGAATTGCCGAAATTTCATGATTGAGAGTTCGGGTTTTGACCCGTGGCCTAGTTGGATTAATGTGAGGTTTGGAAATTCAGTTTTAACAGCAAATTTAATGGTTAATGCAAGACTTAACGAGATCTTCAAGGTTCGCCATAGTTTTGCGCATGGTTTTACCATGCCAAACTTTCACTGGAATACAAATGCGATAGGTGGTGCTCATTTAGACTGTAGTTGTTTGCGGTCAGTCTCTGGGTTCTTTGGTCAGCTGGCAACTAAAACCGATGAAGGGTTTTCCACTCACATTTCTACCCACTTTGGACGTAATAAACCATGGTAGTTATGTGCATGAATAGAAGGTGAGGATGTTGCTCGCGCTGACTAAAACGGGTGCGGTTGGGGGCTCGTTTCATTTCTACTGGCGCCATTCGGGGGAGTCGATATTGTAGCCGTCGGCCAGCCTGGTCAGGTGCTGCTGGCTGATGCCAATCAACTTGGCGACTGCGTCGCGGCTGAGACCGGTGGGGGCGTAGATGCGAGTCCTTTTGACCAGGGCGTCCTGGGTCTTGGTCCTGGTCTGGGGCCTCAGCTCACGCTCGGCATGCAGCTTGGCGTCAACCTGGAAGCAGAACGAATGCTTTCGGGATAGCGTCAGCAGCTGCGCCCGACTGGCGTCCAGGTAGGCGCTAGCTTCGCTGACGGTCATGGTCTTGGCCGCCTGGATGGCCCGGGCGAGCAGCTGGGGGGCTGTGCTGCGCCTGCACCACCTGCTTGTCCTGCGGCTGCTGGTCTGGGTACCACCGGAAGTTAGGCCGCCGCGGTACCGAGGCAGCGCCCCCGCAGTCGTGGATCTTGCCGCCCTTGGTCAGGAACTGGGCCACGCTGGCCTCAAGGTCTGCGCGTGCCTGCTCGTGCCGTTCAGGGATGCTCTCGCCGATCATTGCCGCCCGACCAGCTTGCACCGGTCAGCTGCCTCCATCGCATTGACGAACACCATGGCGGTGTCGTAGTGGTAGGCCATGCCCATGACGGCGCCGGTATCGAGGTCGACCACTTCCCAGATCTTGCCGCGGCTCATGGCCTGGTAGCGGGGAGCGGTGACCTTGACGCGGGCCTGGGCTTCTTGGCGGGCGAGACTGGTGCGGGCCAGCAGCGCCTCGAGCTGTGGAATGCCTTGAGCGAAGGCGCGACTCGTTGCTGTTTGCATGATGTGATCCTCGGTCAGACGTGGAGCTCGAAGGCCTCGGCCTTGCGAACGATTCGAACTTGGGCGGTGCGGCGCTCTGGCACGCGGCGGTCGCGGCGCATGGGGTCGCCCACGTCGATGGCAGCGTGCAGCGCGATGAGGCTGGCCAGCGCGATACACAGGGGGCTGATGATCTGGCGGCTCATGGCCTTGGTGACGGCCTCGACGCGCCGGCTGACCTGCATCTTGAACAGGGCCAGCTTCACGCGATTGGCAGCGGTACCGGGTGTGGTGCCCATCTGGCGGGCGATCTCTTTCGTGGTGAGGCCCTGGGCGACCCACAGCAGAGCTTCAAGCTCACGGGGCGCCAGGGCATCGCCGAGCTGGCCAGTCCATGTACCGCAGGTGATCGTTTCCATAATCTGTCTCGGTGGACCGCATTGGTCAGGCGCCAGGGCGGGTGACCAAACCCACGCGCAGCCGGAGACGCGTGCTTGGCGCCTGCCAATGCGGTCGAAAAGTTGAGGGGAGGGGGTGATGCAGGAGGCCGCGTTGCGTGGTGCAGAATCGGCCGCATCGGGGTGTGATCTGGCCGGCGCTTATCTCCGACTCAGGATGTCCGCCTGCCTTGGAGTTCAGTCCATGGCTCAAACACCCGGCTTGTTTGAAACGCGTCCGCGCATCAGCCTGCGCATTCAGATCACACTCCGATGCGGCCTGCGATGGGGAGCAGGGCATCGGGCAGTTAACGGCAGGCTGCCGTGGCGCTGGTTGTTCGGTCAGGCGGCGGCTTCGGCCTCGGCCTTGATCCGCTCATGGATCTCTTGGCGGTGCACGGGCACGTCCTCTGGCGCTTCGACGCCCAGGCGGATCTGGTTGCCCTTGACGCTCAGCACCATCACGCAGATGTTGTCGTTGATCACGATGGTCTCGCCTGCCTTGCGGGTCAGTATCAGCATGGTCCTACTCCTGGGTTGGTTTCCCATGTAGCCCGCTGTTGCGGGCGAATAAGGTGCCGGTCAGCCCCGGCTGCTCACCACTGCCCAGGTGACGGGCTTTGCGCTAGGCTGAGCGCTCTCACACAAACACAGCCAGCAAAGGAGGACAGTGCGCGTATGCACACTTACAAACTGAAGTACCTGTCGAATGAAGGCGACTTGGCACAGCCGACTTTTGAATCAGACAAAAGACTCGACGCTGGTGATGTGATCGAGCTGGAAAGCGGGTTTTGGCACTTCATCACGGACATTCGAAATTTGAAGACAGGTACTCAGCTAGTTCTTGCTGAATCCGGTCAGACTGCTCAAGAGGCAGAGTTGCTAGCAAGGCAGCGACTAGACGACTGAGTACGACAGTTGCGTACTTCGCGCAGCTTTCTCGATCGACCTCTGTGCTTGGGTGCATCAGTTTGAGCCGAGTGGCTAGACCGATGTCGCCCTGGTGTGAGATGGATACGAATGCCGCTTCGATCCTCTCCGACAATCCAGGTGGAGTGACGCAAGGGTATGAGTGCGCGCTGGGCTCGCTGTTGAGCCTGAAGACGTCTGCGTGAGTCTCGTGTAGCGCCTTGACCGCCTCACTGTGCGAAGTCGATACCAGTATCAAGCCCCGGTCGAAAAGCTCCTTCAGGTACCCAGGCTCTGCCTCGCCGATATGGACACATCGCTTAGACGCGGGGTCGATGGCCACCACTGCTTGATTGTTCATGTCCTTCTCCGATTGGTTTCCCGTCTGGCCCTGTCGCCAAGGCCAGCCAGTGAAATCAGGCGGCGCGTACCTTGCTGGCCCGCGCCTTCTTCTCTACGCCGCCCACGTCCACCACCAGGTACTCACCGCCGCCCCGGCCATGCCCCAGGTTCTGGGTGCCCACGTACTTGCCAGCGCTTTCGGCGCCGCGTGGGTTGGTGAAGATGACGTCTTGGCCTTTCTTGAATCCGCTCATGCGAGCTCCTTGTTGCTGTGGTTGGTTTCCCGGCTGGCCCGCGTGAGCAGGCCAATCGGTGAAACCTATCCAAACCATGCCGCGCCGCGGCTATCCCCACCTGGCCGGGTCACACATTTCGTGGACGGTGTTCTTCCCGGCTGGCTGCATGGTCTGGCGTCCTCCCAATGAGGGGAGTCCGGCAGCTATCCAGAGGCTGCATGGTCGACGACTTAGCTTGTTCCAACCCGGGTGAGGGCCCGGGTGCGTCGAGGTGGTCACGTCTGGTTGTGTAAAGAGCGAGGCGGCTAGCGCCTATAACCTGTGTTATGGAGCAAATCATAATATATGTTTTCATCTTGTCAATAACTCAGGTTATAAAATAGGCCAAAAAAAACCCGCTCAAGGCGGGTTGTGCTGGAACGCGTGGCTTCAGAGCTTCATGAGTGCACGAACCACGACGCCCACGATCCGACAGTCGCCAGCGCACATTTCGGTAGGGTAGGCCGGGTTCAAAGGCTTCAGGAATCGCCGTCCGCCGTCTTCTACCAGCTTTTTGAAAGTCGCTTCGTTGCTATCGGCCAGCTTGGCGATAACAAGCTTGCCATGTTGTGCGTCAGCCTCAGTGTCCACAAGGATCAGAGTGCCCTCGACGATGCTTTGCCCAACAGGGGATGTCATCGAGTCTCCTTTGACCTCTAGCCAAAAGGCTGGGCCTTTGGCCTCGTACTCAGACATCTCATAACGGTCCGAAAAGCCTGGTGGAAAGGGCTCGACAGCTTCAGCCCAAGCCCCAGCAGCTACCCAGCTAATTACCGGGTAGCGATACGTCATCTCAGGGTTGTGCGCTGGGGCAACGTTGCTGACGCGGGCATGGCTTTCGGTTCCAGAGGCCAGCCACTCAGCTGTCACGCCGAGAGCCTTGGCGATCTCAAGCAGCTTTTTCGAGGACGAATTCCGGCCGCTCTCCAAATGCTGGATGGTCACCTGGCTTACCCCTGCCTTATCGGCGAGCTGCTGCTGGCTCAAACCTAGGGCTTGCCGCTTCGAATGGAGCCGGTCTTTCAACGCAAGGGTATGTGTATTCATAGGCGCAAGGGTAAAACACGCGTTATCGCCATTCAAATAACATGTGTTTGCGTGCTCTATAACTTGGGTTATCATCCTAGCACGATCCATTGAGGCACGCAGACATGCCAGAAAAAGAGAGACCTATCGATGCGGTGGTTCGCTTGGCGGGAGGCCAAGCAGAGCTGGCGCGGCGATGCCAGACGAGTCAGCCGCGGATATGGCAGTGCGTTCACCGGAACCTGCGGGTGCCAGCGGACTTGGTCATTCCACTCGAGCGGGCTGTGCAAGGGCAGGTCACTCGACATCAGTTGAGACCCGACCTGTACCCGGCAGATGAGCCTGCCTCACCAGCCTGATGAATTCTGGCCCATCGAGGCAGGAGTTAACAGATTCCCGATGTGACTGATGATCCATCCAGTACCTGAATCGCAGGCACAAAAAAACCGCCTGGCAGGGCGGTTTCTTCAACAACGAGATCGAGGTCGATTATGCACACAGCACTCGATGCACGCAACACCCCCACCGGCAACACCCTCACAGCCCAGGCTCAACCCCAGCAGCTGATGTCGAGCCGCGAGGTTGCGGAACTCACCGGCAAGAGCCACGACAACGTCTTGCGCGACGCCCGATCCCTGGCCAAAAGGGGTGTCCTCAAATCTGAGGAGACCCCCTACCTGCACCCGCAGAACGGCCAGAGCTACCCCGAATTCCTGCTCACCCAGCGTGATGCGCTGGTGCTGGTCTCCGGCTACAACGCCGAGCTGCGCGCCAAGATCATCGACCGCTGGCAAGAGCTGGAAGCCCGCGTGGTGGCCCAGGTCCAGATCCCGACCACCTTCGCCGAGGCCCTGCGCCTGGCTGCTGACAAGGCCGAGGAAAACCAGCGCCTGCAGGACGCCCTGGCCAAGCAGGCCCCCAAGGTCGCGGCCATCAACCGGCTGGCTGGCGCTGGCGGCGCGATCTGCATCACCGACGCGGCCAAGCAGCTGCAGCTGGCGCCGGCGAAGCTGTTCGCCTGGATGGAACAGAACCGCTGGATCTACCGGCGTGCGGGTTCGACGCGCTGGGTCGCCTTCCAGCCTCGCATCACTGCCGGCCTGCTCAAGCACAAGGTGACGGCGCTCAAGCCGGACCGGGAGACGGGTGAAGAGCGGGCGGCGTACAGCGTGCTGGTGACCACCAAGGGCCTGACCTACTTGGCTGAGAAGGGTGTCGGGGGTTCGTTGTGAGCGTACAAGCCATGACCTGGGCACTCCAGATCCCTTCCAGCGAGCTTCAAGGCTCTCCGGCGCGCCATGTGCTGCTGTGCCTGGCCAACTACGCCGGTACCGACGGGCGCGCTGCCTTTCCATCCGTGGCAACCCTGGCCGAAGACACTGGCCTGTCCGAGCGCACCGTGCGTTCCAAGCTGGACGAGCTCGAGGCCGCTGGCTGGATCAGCCGTGGCAACCAGGCAATTGCCGCCGCCTACATCGACCGACGTGATCGCCGCCCCGTGGTGTACGACCTGCAAATGGTACGGGGTGCATCTGTTGCACCTCGCCATGAACGGGGTGCAGCTGACGGCACGGGGTGCAGCTCACAGCAGAACGGGGTGCAGCTCACGACCGAACGGGGTGCAGGAGCTGCACCCAATCCGTCCCTAACCCAATCTACTCACTCACACCGCGCGACGTTCGAGCTGACGCTGGACTGGGAGCCTGATCCTGAGCGACTGGCTCCGTATGCCAAACGGGCAGGGCTGACGCTCGAGCACTTCTCGTCGGAAGCGATTGCCGGGTTCGTGAGCTACCACGAAGCCAAGGGGCTGGTGCAGACCGAGAAACAGTGGCTGGCCGCCCTGGTCAGCTGGATCCGCCGTGACCTGGCCAGCGCAGCCAAAACTGCCAAGGCCCCATCCGGTACCCGCCAGTCGGCCGGTCCCGACTTCGACGACGACACCTGGGCCATTGACCCGGAGGACGCATGAGCAAGCCAAGACCAACCCAGAGCGCCATGGCGCTGATCGGTAACGTGAACGACCGTGTCCAGCTCGTCGAGAAGATGGGGCACATACCGGCGCCAGCAGCCCCGGCCCAGCCCAAGCAGCTGGACCCCGGCACCATCAGCGTCGTGAACAAGCTGTTCCGCGAGCTGCAGGCCATCTTCCCTGCCTGGAAACAGGCCTGGCCGGATGATCTGGCCCTAGGCGCGGCCAAGCGCAGCTGGATGAAGGCGTTCATGGACGCGCAGATTCACGACATGAACCAGATCGGCTACGGCCTCCAGCGCTGCCGAGCACTTGGCAGCCCATTCGCACCCAGCGCCGGCGAGTTCATCGCCATGTGCCTGCCTACAGCCGAGTCGCTGGGCATCCCGAGCCACAACCTGGCATTCCGGGAAGCGCTGGTGAACCTGCACCCGAGCCGGGCTGGCGCTCGCACCTGGTCCCATGAGGCTGTTCGCCACGCCGCCCTGCAATGCGAAATGTACAACCTGGCCGACCTGCTGCCGGAGAAGGCGCGCGCCGTGTTCGACCGGGCCTACGACATTACCATCCGAGCGCTGATCGAGGGCCGGCCGCTCGAAGCGGTGCTGACCGGGATCGGGCACGACAGCCAGAAGACCGAGCTGCAGCTGGCCGAGGAACACGGTGAATGGCGACTCAACGAGATCATGCGCCAGCAGGCCATCCCATCCAGCGGTGCTGCGGCTCGTGCCCAGCTGCTGGCCAAGCTGAACATCAAGCGCGGAGCAGAGGCGTGAAACAGAGCAGACTGACCAGGGCGGCGCGCGGCCGCGAGTGCCAGGTGCGGATTCCAGGCGTATGCAACGGCAACCCCGAGACCACCGTGCTGGCGCATTACCGCATGGCCGGCACCTGTGGCGTGGGCAGCAAGCCGAACGACCTACAGGGTGCCTGGGCGTGCAGTGCCTGCCATGATGCGTGCGACGGTCGCAGTCGGGCGATCGACCGGACCACCGCGCGCCAGTACCACGCCGAGGGCGTCATGCGCACCCAGGCTATCCTGATCAGCGAAGGTGTAGTGGCAGCATGAGCGAACTGACCCTTCCATGGCCGCCAGCCGCATGCAGCCCGAACGCTCGGGTGCATTGGGCGAGGAAGAGCAATGCCGCCAAAGCCTACCGTTACGCGTGCTTCCTGCTGGCCAAGCAGGCGGGCATGCAGGCACCCAAGGGTGATGCACTGCTGCTGATCGAGTTCGTGCCGCCCGATCGGCGCCGACGCGACGACGACAACCTGCTGGCGATGTTCAAGGCGGGCCGCGATGGCCTGGCCGACGCCCTAGGCATCGATGACAACGTGTTTGCTACGCAGATCAGGGTCAGCAAGGAAGCGACCAAGGGTGGCGCCGTGCGTGTGCGCATCCAGGCGATCGAAGGCCCAGCAGGATGAAGAAGAGCCACGGGCCTGCCTTGCGCAAGGTGATGCTCGAGCTGGCGCCGTGCACCTGGTGCCGGGGCGAGGGGATCACCCGTGGCGTCTTCCACGATCTGGCCTGTGACCAGTGCAACGCCTCCGGGTGGGTAGCCGCTGCCACAGGCGAGGCGGTACCGCTCGAGGAGCTGGTGACCCAACTAAACATGAAGCTGCGTGCCATGACCAGGCAGCTCGAGCAAGCGACCAAGCGTCAACCAGATGGTGCTGGCGCGGACTATCGAACGAACAACCGCCGCGGTGCCGGCGGAACGAACTACACCGGGGATTGAAGACCAATGAAGAAAAGAACCTACACCGACAAGCCCTTGGGCGATACCGAGTACATGCTCGAGCAATGGGGGTGGTGGCGCATGAGCGAGATGGGCGTTCCTCGGTACGTTTCACCGCTATACGCGCTAATGCGCGACAACGTTCCCAGTGTGGGAGGCATCCGCCAGCATGTGATTACGGACGATCTGGCGCTTGTGGTAGACGGCGCAGTTGCCCGCTTGACGAAGCGCAACCAGCAGATGGGTGACTTCGTATGGGCATATTACGGCTCGAAGCATCCGGCGATTCGAGTTGGCAGGGAGGCCGGTATGTCGGAGCGCAAGGCGCGCGAGATCATCCGGACAGGTGTTGCATGGATCGATTGCGCGCTTGAAGAATTCAGGGAAGCTGCATAAAAGTTCTATGCGGGCGGATAAACAGCTGTTTTCATAGCAGCGTGTCCAGCTTGACAGCGCGACACAATAAAGCCCTGACCCTGCGGCCGGGGCATTAAGCATTTACTGCAAGCAGCGACTCCTCATTCCAGCAGTTTGGCAACCGCTGGAGCCCTGCATCTAGGGTCAAGACGCGCCAATACAGAGAGGCCTTTGGAGGTCAGGATGTGGCTCGCTCCGAATCTGTACTGACGGTCATGGACTAAATCGTGCTCTATAAGCCAGATAAGTACTCTCCTGAGCTCGGTGTCTAGTTCATTCCATTCGGCTGAAAAAACCCGCCCGCCACCCGCGTCGAAGCTCGGTTCTTCGTTACTGAGTCCTGTTTCCTTAGGATCTATGTAATGAGGTGCAGGAAATGCTTCATATAAAGCAATCAGGATTCTCTGCGCAAGCTCGTCAAATCTTTTGATATCTGCCATACGTGCGACCTCCACATTTCAAGAGAACTGAAGATAGCACAAGGCCAGTCTTTGGGGCGGCCTCTTGCGCAAACAATGAATGTAAAGGCGCTGGGCATTACCTGCTCTTCTGTGGATGGCTTCGTTGCTGGTTATGTCATCTCTATCTTCCAAGCATCGGCACTTGTCGGAGCTTTTTCGTTTCTGGAGTACTCAATGGACCCGACTGACCTCGGCCCAGGCACAGTCACCTGGCTGGGCGGCACGGGCACCGTACTACTGGGCGGCTTCCTATGGCTACGCAAGTGGCTTTCTAGGGACGCAACCGACAGAGCCATGGATACCGCCGACATCGGCGTGGTTCGGCGCCTTAATGAGCTGCTCGACATCGAGCGCGAGGCTCGCAAGCAGTCCGAAGCGCGTGCCGATCAGTTCGCCAAGGAGCGGAATGATCTGGCCGCCCTGGTTGGTCGCATGGAAGGCAAGATCGAAGCCCTCACCAGCCAGGTGGGTCAGCTCACCGAACGCGTGACACTTCAAAGCGAGGAGATCGCCCGCCTTCGCACCAAGCTCGGAGGTATGTCGTGATGGACAGATGCGCATGGGAATTCATGGCCCGCCGCTGGTGGCGCCGGGTTGAGGTGTGGGTCATTGCCCTGCTGCTAGTGGTCGGTGGCGGCTTCGGCGGGTACCAGCTGGCGCAATGGTCGCTGGCCAAGGCCTACCTGGAGCAGGTAGCTGAGGTGCGCAGAGCCTACGATGCCGCGACCGAGCAGCGCGACCTGCGCCTGGATGACCTGGCGCGCCAGACCGGTACCGCCATCGCCAAGGCCTCGAAGGCCGCAACCACCGCCACTCAGGCCGCCGACAAGGCAGACGAAGCACTCAGCCGCGTACAGAGCGAGGATCGACCATGAGCACCACGTCGTTGCAGAAGCACCTGGGCAGCCTGCTGGCTGACCTGCTGGCCGAGCAGCAGAAACAGACCGCGCTGCTTGAGCAGATCGCGACCGGCCAGCTGGCGCTGATCGAAGCGCTGGCCGATGACGAGGGCGAAGACCCTGACGCACCGCCACGCACCTACCTGGACGGCACACCATGCCGCTGAGGCCGCAGCGTCCATGCCGCGCCCAGGGCTGCCGGGCGCTGCACCGCAACGCCAATGGCCACTGTGATGCCCATGCCGACCAGGTGAAGAGCTACGCCAGGGAGAAGCCCCGCGAGAGTTCGACATCCAGGGGCTACGGCTACAAGTGGCAGCAGGCCCGCGCTGGGTGGCTGGCCAAGCATCCGCTGTGCGTGCAGTGCCAGGCGCGCGGCCTGGTCGTCGAGGCGACCGACGTCGACCACATCGTCCCGCACAAGGGCGACATGACCGTGTTCTGGGACCGGTCGAAGTGGCAGAGCCTGTGTGCCTCCTGCCACTCGGCCAAGACGGCCCGAGAGGACGGTGGATTCGGCAATCGTCAAGGGGTTTGATCGAAAAATGCACAGAAATGGTGCGAAATCGGTCGATTTTGGTCGAAAATGACCGAAATGAGAGGAATTCTCATTTTTGGGGGTGGGGAGGGGTCAAAGTTCACGGATTTTCGTTTCTAGACCGCGCCCTCAGTCGTTTTTTTACACCCGCGAAATATAAAGTTTAGTGGAGGCGCCGATGCCAGGGGTTGCCGGGCGCTCTGGCCGTCGCCCAAAACCCACGGCCAAGAAGGTGCTGGCGGGGAATCCCGGCAAGCGCAAGCTCAACACCGACGAGCCTGACTTCTCTCTGGTGACCAACGTCGACCCGCCCGAGTGGCTGGGCGAGCACGCCACCAGGGTGTGGCAGATGATCGTGCCCGAGCTGCTCAGCGCGAAGGTGCTGGCGCTCACTGACCTGCACAACGTCGAAGCCTTCTGCACGGCGTATGGCAACTGGCGCAAGGCCCAGGAGTACGTGCAAGACCACGGCCCTGTGGTCGCTGGCGCCACTGGCGGGCCGGTGAAGAACCCGGCACTGACCGCAGCCAACGAGGCCATGCGGCAGATGGTCACCTTCGGCTCGATGCTGGGCCTGGACCCTGCCAGCCGGAGCCGGATCATCGGCGGCAACAAGCAGAAAACGACCAACCCCTTCGCCGGCCTCTTGAGTGACCCATGACCAGGACCAAGTACACCAACGTCGAGAAGGCGATGGTGTGGGCGAAGTCCGTCCTCAAGGGCAAGTTTCCGGCGTGCCGCTACATCCATCAGGCGATCGAGCGGCACTTCGAAGACATCGCGGCCAGCAAGTCCAAGAGCTACCCCTACAAGTTCGACCCGGCCAAGGCCGAGAAGAAGCTGCGGCTGATGCAGCTGCTGCCGCACACGAAAGGCGAGTGGGCCTTCAAGCGGCAGCTGATCACCCTGGAGCCGTGGCAGCTGTTCGGCCTGGCCTGCACCTTCGGGTGGGTGCGGAAGAAGGGCGGGTACCGGCGCTTCCGCGAGAGCTACTGGGAGGTGCCGCGCAAGAACGGCAAGTCGGTGATCGCCGCCGGCGTCGGCATCAGCATGTTCGTCGCCGACAACGAGTTCGGCGCCGAGGTTTACTCCGGCGCGACCACTGAGAAACAGGCGTGGGAGGTGTTTCGCCCGGCCAGGCTGATGGTCAGTCGCTCGGCCATGCTGATCGAGGCGGCAGGTATCGAGGTGAACGCCTCGAACCTGAACATCCCGTCCAACGGCAGCCGCTTCGAGCCGCTGATCGGCAACCCTGGTGACGGTGCATCGCCGTCCTGCGCGATCATCGACGAATTCCACGAACACGACAGCGCAGCCCAGTACGACACCATGCTCACCGGCATGGGCGCCCGCCGCCAGCCGCTGATGTTCATCATCACCACGGCCGGCGCGAACATCGAGGGCCCGTGCTACGACAAGCGCCGCCAGGTCATCGAGATGCTGAACGGCACCGTCCCTGATGACGAGCTGTTCGGCTACATCTGGACCCTGGACGAGGGCGACGACTGGACCGACCCGAAGAACCTGGCCAAGGCCAACCCCTGCATGGGGGTGTCGGTGTTCCAGGAGTACCTGGAGAGCCAGCTGGCCAGGGCCATCAGGTCGGCCCGCTTCACCAACACTTTCAAGACCAAGCACCTGAATCTGTGGGTCAGCGCGAAGGCCGGCTTCTTCAACATGGAGAGCTGGAAGGCGTGCGAGGACACAAGCCTCACGCTCGAGCAGTTCGAGGGGCAGGAGTGGGTGGCCGGGTTCGACCTGGCGCGCAAGCTCGACATGAACTCACGCGCCCGGCTGTTCTGGCGGGAGATCGACGGAAAGATCCATTACTACAGCGTGGCGCCGGCCTTCTGGGTCCCAGAGGACACGGCCAACGACGTCGACAACAAACGCATGACCGAGCGCTTCCAGGCCTGGATCAACACCGGCCACCTGCACACCACGCCCGGCGCCGAAGTGGACTATCGCGAGATCCTCGAGGACACCAAAGAGGCCAACCACCTGGCGCCAATCAGGGAAAGCCCGATCGACCCCCATGGCGCCACAGGCCTCAGCCATGACCTGGACGACGAAGGCTTCAACCCGATCACCATCACGCAGAACTACACCAACATGTCGGACGCCATGAAGGAGCTGGAGGCGGCCATCGAGGCCGGGCGCTTCCACCACGATGGCAACCCCATCATGACCTGGTGCATCAGCAACGTGATCGGCAAGTTCCTGCCCGGCAACGACGACGTGGTGCGCCCGATCAAGCAGGGCGACGACAACAAGATCGACGGCGCCGTGGCGCTGATCATGGCCATCGGCTCTGTGCTGCGTCTCGCCCAGGCGCCCAGTAACGACGGCTTCTTCGAAAATCCCATCATGGTAGGAATCTAATGGCCCGCGAGAAAAAACCAGGTCGGGTCAAGTCCGCGCTGCTGGACTGGCTCGGCGTGCCGGTCGGTCTCGCCGACGGCTCATTCTGGCAAGAGTGGTTCGGCACCTCTGCTAGCGGCAAGCATGTCAGCGTCGACAAGGCGCTGCAGCTCTCTACCGTATGGGCCTGCGTCAGGCTGCTGTCGGAGTCGGTTTCCACGCTGCCGCTGCGGTTCTACCGGCGGATGCCGGATGGATCGCGCGAGCAAGCCAAGGACCACCCGCTGTACCGGTTGCTTTGCCGGGTGCCCAATGCGGAGATGACCCCGCAACGCTTCATGCTGCTGGTTGTCGCCAGCCTGTGCCTTCGCGGGAACGCCTTCGTCGAGAAGAAGATGATCGGCCAGCGGGTGGTTGCCCTTGTGCCGTTGTTGCCCCAGCACATGACGGTGAAGCGCCAGGACAATGGCCGCTTGCAGTACAAGTACAGCGAGAAGGGCCAGGTTCGAGAGATCCCTGAAAAGAACCTGATGCACATCCGTGCGTTCGGCTTGGACGGGGTCAGTGGCATGCTTCCCGTCACCACCGGCCGAGAAATTTTCGGCTCGGCCATGGCGGCCGAAGAGGCCGCTGCAAAGGTCTTTGCCCAGGGCATGCAGGCGTCCGGCATCCTGAGCAGCGACACTGACCTCAAGCCCGCGCAGCGCGAGCAACTGCGCGCAAGCCTCACAGCGTTCATGGGTTCAACCAACGCCGGCAAGATCATGGTGGCCGAGGCTGGCTTGAAGTATCAGGGGATCACGATGAACCCTGAGGCTGCACAGATGCTCGAGTCCCGATCGTTCAACGTCGAGGAAATTTGCCGCTGGTTCCGTGTCCCGCCCTTCATGGTGGGGCACATGGACAAGCAGTCGAGCTGGGCATCGTCCGTTGAAGCGCAGAACCTGCACTTCTTGACCAACAGCCTTCGCCCGCTGCTGGTCAACATCGAGCAGGAAATTACCCGCTGCTTGATCGGCGACCTCGATGCCGACGAGTACTTCGCCGAGTTCGCTGTTGAAGGCCTGCTGCGCGCTGACAGCGCAGGGCGGGGCGCCTGGTACAACACGGCGCTGCAGAACGGTTGGATGTGCCGCAATGAGGTCCGCCGGCTGGAGAACCTGCCTCCGATTCCAGGTGGCGACACCTACACGGTGCAGTCGGCCCTTGTGCCGTTGGACCAGCTTGGCAAGCCTGCAGCTGGGGCCTCACCGGCAGCATCGGCCTTCATGCTGCGACTCGTCTCCGCCCGCAACAGCGGCGACACGGCGGCCATCAATCAGGCCGTCGAGCTGGCGTCTCAAGCGCTGGCGTCTGGTAACCCCGATGGGCCGCTCATGGCTCACGCGCTGATATCGATGCCGCTGCTCAAAGCGGCCTGACCTGGAGCAACCCCATGACTCTCAAGACACTTCCGGCGGCGCCGGCGGTGCGGCCGCACGCGCGTGTCGAATCCGATCTGTTGCCGAAGGCCATGGAACGCTGGAATCCAGCGATCAAGGCAGCGGCTGGCGATGACTCATCGACCATCACCATGTACGACCCGATCGGCATGGACTGGTGGAGCGGTGAGGGCGTCACGGCCAAGCGCGTGAGCGCCGCGCTGCGCAGCATCGGCGACAAGGATGTGACCGTGAAAATCAATAGCCCAGGCGGCGACGTTTTCGAAGGCCTGGCAATTTACAACCTGCTCCGCGAGCACAAGGGCAAGGTGACCATCCAGGTGCTGGGCTTGGCCGCCTCGGCCGCTTCGTTCATCGCCATGGCTGGCGACGAGATCCAGATCGCCCGGGCCGGCTTCATGATGATCCACAACGCCTGGACCATCGCTGCAGGTGACCGCAACGACTTCACCGAGGTCGCCGACTTCCTCGACCAGATCGACGCCACCTTGGCCGACATTTACTCGGTCCGCACGGGTGATGCCGCAGCGCAGATGCGCGCCCTGATGGACGTCGAGACATGGATGGGCGGCAGTACGGCTGTCGATTCTGGCTTCGCCGACAGCCTGCTGCCTTCCGATGCGGCACAGGAAGATCCGCAGGCCTCTGCACCGCAGCAGGTCGCGGCCCGACGCCTCGACACGATCCTGGCCAAGCAGGGCATGCCGCGCTCGGAGCGCCGCTCACTGATTCAAGAACTCAAAGGGGGCACGCCTGGCGCTACCCCCTCCGGTACGCGCAACGCTGCCGACCACCAGGCCGATCTGGCCGACCACCTCGCCGACCTACAAGCCGCCATTTCGCGGTTCTCGGCAGCAGCCACCAACTGACCGGAGAAAATCCCCATGGCAGACAACACCGCTGACTTGCTCAAGCAGGTCTCTGCAGAACTGAAACAGGCCACCAGCGACTTCAGCAAGCAGGCCGAGAACGCCCTGGCTGAGGCCAAGAAGGCCGGCAGCCTGTCCGAAGAAACGAAGAACGCCGTCGATGAGATGGCCACCAAGTTCAACAGCCTGACCGAGGCCGAGAAGCAGCTGAAGGCGCAGTTGGGTGAGCTGGAGCAGGAGTTCGCTCGCCTGCCTTCGGCCAACTCCCCGCAGGCCCGTGAAAGCCTCGGCGGCGTAGTGATCAAGAGCGAGGCGCTCAAGCAGTTCGCGGCCAGTGTCGAGGGCAACAAGCGCGTGAGCATTCCCGTCAGCGCAGCGCTGCTCTCCACGGACATCCCGGCCGGTATCGTCGAGCCTCAGCGTCTGCCCGGCATTGACACCGCGCCGAAGCAGCGACTGTTCATCCGCGACCTGATCGCCCCTGGCCGCACTACCGCGCCGGCTATCTTCTGGGTGCAGCAGACCGGCTTCACTAACGCCGCTAAGGTGGTGGCTGAAGGCACGACCAAGCCTTACTCGAACATCGAGTTCGCCTCGAAGCTGACGGCGGTTTCGACTATTGCGCATATGTTCAAGGCGTCCAAGCAGATCCTGGACGACTTCGCGCAGTTGGGTTCGACCATCGACGTCGAGATGCGCTACGGCCTCAAGTACGTTGAAGAACAGGAGATCCTGTTCGGTGACGGCACCGGCGTGCACCTGCACGGTATCGTCCCTCAGGCCTCGAAATATGTGCCGGCCTTCGAAGTCGAAAAGCGTTCGGGCATCGATGATCTGCGTCTGGCAATGCTGCAGGCTCAGCTGGCGCGCCTGCCAGCGTCTGGCCACGTCCTGCACTTCATGGACTGGGCAAAGATCGAGCTGACCAAAGATTCGCTGGGCCGCTATATCCTCGCCAACCCGCTGGGCCTGGCCGGCCCTGTGCTGTGGGGGCTGCCGGTGGTGGCCACCGAAGTCGCCGCGTTCATGGGCAAGTTCCTGACCGGCGCCTTCCAGACAGGTGCTCAGCTGTTCGATCGCGAAGACGCGAACGTGGTTATCTCGACCGAGAACGCCGACGACTTCGAGAAGAACCTGATCTCGATCCGTTGCGAGGAGCGTGCGGCCCTGGCAGTGAAGCGTCCGGAGGCTTTCATCTTCGGTGAGTTCGCGGCCCCGGTCACCCCGTAACCCTGAGTAAAGGCCGCCCGAGCGGCGGCCCCTGGAGGCATTCATGAAACTGAAAACCCTGAAACCTCTGTACCTTGGCGGCCAAACACTGGTTGAGGGCACGCCTTTCGAGACCATCGAACAGCACGGGCGCCAGTTGATCCAGAAAGGCTATGCCGAACTGGACGAATCCGACGACAAGGTTGTTGTGACCATCTCGCAGGAAGACGCGGCTGGCGCGGGGGTGCTGACTTCATCGAGTCTCAGCGCTCCAACTCTGCCACTCGCCGTTTCTGGTGTAGTCGGTCCTCTCAGCCTCAAGCAAGAGGGACACGGCAAATGGATTGTCGTCGGCGAAGACGAAAAACAGGTCGGTGACTTTGTGGGCAACAAGGCTGAAGCCCAGAAGGAACTGGATCGCATGGCGGCCCAGGTTAAGCCTGAGCAGGAGTAGACCATGTCAGTGATCGCCATCGACATCGCCATGCACCACCTGCACGCCGAGCCTGACGACCAGGTGCTGGTCCAGGCGCAGCTTGAAGCGGCGGAAGGGGCGGCCATGCAGTTCCTCAACCGGCGTTTCTACGCAGACCAGGTCGCACTCGACCAGGCTCGGGCCGGTGTGCCGGCAGCGATGCGGGCAGCCAAGGAGGCGAACGCCGCTGCGGTGGCCATTGCCGAGGTCGAGCCTGAGCATACGCTGCGCGCCCGGCTGCTCGAGCACGCACGCCAGGCCCTGGCCGATGCCTACGACCAGGCCGACGCCATTGCCTACGGCATGGTGCTGAACGCCATGATCCAGGCCGCATGCCTGCTCAAGCTGGGGCACCTGTTCGCCAACCGTGAAGAGGTGGTCACCGGCACGATCGCCACCGAGCTGCCGCTGGCCTCCCAGCACCTGCTGATGCCGTACCGCATCCGGATGGGTGTGTGATGCAGGCCGGCAAGCTCCGGCACCGCATCGACATCCAGGAACAGCAGACCCACCGCGACCCGGCCACTGGCGAGTTCGGCGACACCGAGTGGGTGACGCGCTGGGCGCGTTGTCCTGCCCAGGTGCAGCCGATGTCGACCCGCGACGTGGTGGCCGCCCGCGCGAACCAGTCGGAGGCAACCGCCCGCATGGTGATCCGGTACCGCCCCGGCGTGCTGTCGACCATGCGCGTCCTGTACCGGGACGAGGTGTACAGCATCGAAGGGCCTCCACTGGAGGATGCCGAGTCGGGCCAGGATTACCTGACCCTGTTGGTCTCCAAGGGGGTCAAGGATGGCTGACGGCGTCGACTTCAGCATCACCGGCATGGATGGCCTGCTGGGGAAGCTGGACTCGGTGAGCTACGACGTCAGGCGCAAGGGAGGTCGGGCAGCGCTGCGCAAGGCCGCCCAGATCGTCGTGCAGAAGGCCAAGGAGGGCGCCGAGCGCATCGACGACAAGGCCACCGGCCGCTCCATCGCCGACAACATCGTGCTGCGCTGGAACGGTCGGCTGTTCAAGCGCACCGGTGACCTGGGCTTCCGAATCGGCGTGCTGCACGGCGCCGTGCTCAGGGATGGCGGCGACCTCAGCCAGAACGCCCCCACGCCGCACTGGCGCCTGTTCGAGTTCGGTACCGAGAAGATGGCCGCTGCCCCGTTCATGCGCCCGGCCCTGGCCAACAGCATCAACGAGGTGACCAACACCTTCGTGACCGAGTACGAGAAGGCCATCGACCGCGCGATCAAGCGCGCCGCGAAGAAGGCAGCAATCCGATGAGCGCACCCATTTTCGAGACCTGCTCCCGCGACCCCGTGGTGACCGAGCTGCTCGGTACCGGCGCCGACATGCGCCTGTACTCGTTCGGCGAGGCGCCGGACAAGGTGGCCAGGCCCTACGTGGTCTGGCAGGTCATCAACGGCAACCCGGAGAACTACCTGGCTGGCCGTCCGGACGCCGACGGCTTCACCCTGCAGGTGGACGTGTACGCCAGCACCGGTTCGAGCGCGCGCCAAGTGCGCACCGCGCTCCGGAACGCGATCGAGCTGCACGCCTACATCGCCCGATGGGGCCGCGAGGAACGCGACAGCACCACCAAAAATTACCGGGTCAGCTTCGACGTGGACTGGACAGTCCTGCGTTGAGGCCCCCATTCAACCGAGGAGAAAGACAATGACCGATACCCAGAAGATTGCTGCGCTGGAAAAGCAAGTGGCCAGCCTGACCGCCAACGTGGCGAGCCTGAATGACCGGCTCAGCGCCGAGGTGCGCCAGCGTGCATCGGATATTGCGGCCCTGACCCAGCGCATCAACGTTCTGGAGGCGAAGCGCTAGTCAGCTTCGCCGTCGCTGCACCCACCAAGCCCGCCGCGCGCGGGCTTTTCTTTGCCCGATAGGAGACCACCATGTCGGTTTTGACCCAAGGCACCAACATCTTCGCGCTGGTGCCGCCAGCGTCCGGTACCGGTGCGTTCACCGTTCTCGAGATCGGCGGCGCCACGGCTTTTAACCCAGGCGGGGCGCCTGCCGACCAGATCGAAGACACCCCGCTCAGCGCTACGGAGCGCAGCTACAAGAAAGGCCTGCGCACCCCTGGCCAGGCTTCGCTCACCTTGAACGCTGACCCGGCCAATGCCAGCCACGTTCGCCTGCACCAGCTATCCGAGGCCAGTGGCGACACGGCCATTCGTTGGGCCGTTGGCTGGGCAGACGGCACCGGCGTGCCCACGGTGGCCACCGGCGGTACCGACTTCGATCTGCCGAAGACGCGCACCTGGTTCACCTTCACCGGCTACGTCTCGGACTTCCCGTTCGACTTCGCCGGTAACGCCGTGGTGAGCACCGCCGCAACGATCCAGCGCACGGGCGGTTCTGCCTGGGTCAAGAAGTCCGCTACCGCTTGAGGCCATCCATGAAGCTCAACATCACCACTCTGCAACAGGCCGGGTCGTTCACCGGGCGACCGGTTGAAAAGGAGATCAAGTGGGATCAGGGCGGCGATACCCTGACGGCTACAGTCTTCGTCCGACCCCTGGGCTATCAGTCGGCTGTAAGCGACGTCTTGGCCGCTACCGGCAGGCAGGACAGCATCGCCGGTCGTATCGCGGCAGCGATCTGCGATGAGGAAGGCAACCCTGTCTTCACTGTCATGGACATCACCCATGGTCCACTCGACCCTGCCGAGCAGGAGAAAGACCCCGAAAGCACCAAGCGCCTGGGGGCGCTGGACGGCAACCTGTCTGTGGCTCTGCTGACCGTCATCCATGAGGTGAATGCCCTGGGAAAGACGTCGAGCTCACCGACCTCGACGAGCTCTGGCACGAACTCGTCCTCTGCGGCGTCGGTGGCTCCACGATCGCGCAAGCTCAAGAAAACCTGAGCATTCGCGAGTTTCAAGCATGGGCCAAGTACCGGGAGCGCCGCGGGTCTTTGAACGTAGGCATGCGCGTGGAGCGCGTCGGCGGCCTGCTGGCTTCGATAATGGCTAACCAGACGCGAAACCAGAAACTCCAGCCGACGCCCTTCACGCCGCAAGACTTCACCCCTCATGACCAGCCCCGGCCAATCAGCCTCGAGCAGGCTATGGAGGCCTGGCAGTAGTGCCAACGCCCATTGCGCTCTCGCATCACCTTTCGCCTGGAGAATCAAATGGCAAGCAGATCCCTTGGCACATTGACACTCGATGTCATCGCCCAAGTAGGGGGATTCGTTGCTGGCATGGACAAGGCCGAGCGAAGCTCTCAGAAGTGGCGCAAGGAGGTGGAGAAGAGTGCCAAGGCTGCCGGCCTTGCCATTGTCTCAGGTGTCGCGGCCGGCGTGACTGCGCTGGCCGCCTTCACCGTTTCAACTGTGCAGGCTGCCAACGAGATCACGCGCTTCTCGACCGTGGCTGGGACCAGCACCCGCGAGTTTCAACGCTATGCGGCCGGAGCCAAGGCCGTCGGGATCGAGAACGAGAAACTTGCTGACATCTTCAAGGATGTTAACGACAAGGTCGGCGACTTCTTGCTCAACGGTGGTGGCGAACTTCAGGACTTCTTCAAGACCATTGCACCGAAGGTTGGCGTCACGGCTGACCAGTTCCGCAACCTCTCTGGCCCCCAGGCCCTGCAGCTGTTCGCCACCAGCCTTCAGAAGGCCGGCCTCAGCCAGGCCGAGATGACCCAGCAAATGGAGGCGCTGGCGAATGACGCTACGCTGCTGCTGCCGCTTCTACGCGACAACGGCGCGGGCTTTGCTACCCTCGGGGATGCCGCTGAGAAGGCCGGCGCGATCATGGATGAAAAGACGATCGTCGCCACCCAGAACTTGGCTGCAGCTGGATGGCTGGCCGAGCAGTCGCTGGCCGGCATCAAGAACCAGATGGCTGCTGCGCTGATGCCAACGCTCAGCGATTACGCCGTGATCCTGTTCGACCTGAGCCAGGATACCGAGTCGATGTCGGTCCTATCCGATGGCTTGCGAGCGGTCCTGGATGTCACCGCCAAGACGGCGCTGATGGTCGCCTACGCTTTCGAGCTGACGGGACGATCCATCTCTGGCCTGGTGACGATCGTCGGCGGCGCCTTTGACGGCGTAGACCTGTCGAAACCTTCGGAGATGCTCGGCAAGATCCGCGAAAACTCGTCGAAGCTGGCCGCTGGCGTTGGCAAAGACCTCGACAGCATGGACGCACGTTACAACAAGCTATGGGAGCGCATTGATCAGGCCGGGTCGTCTGGCCAGGCCAGTGGCAAGATCAAGGAGATCGCCTCGGCGCTGGCTCTCCTGAATCACCAGGCTGGCAGTGGCTCCTTCAAGGGGCCCACGGCCGAGGCCCTTGCGGCGGCGAAAGCAGCAGAAGCTGCGGCGAAAAAGTTGCAGACGCAGTTCGAAACGACGGAGGAGGGATACCGGCGCCAGATCGCGCTCATCGACGCCTCCACCAGCAAGCAGAGCAAGGCAACCGAAGTCAGCAAGCTCGCCTTCGAACTCGAGTCGGGAAGGCTAAAGGGCATCACCGGCGAGCGCCGGAAAGTACTGGAAGGCCTGGCCGCCGAACTCGACGCCAAGATCAGGCTGCAAAAGCAGAACGAAGAAGACCTCAAGCTGGCAGCTTTCGCGGCCAACCTGAAGGACAGCAACATCGTTGTGCGCCAAGGTTTCGAGGTGGACGTTGCGGGCGCGGGCCAAGGTGAGAAAGTCCGCTCTCGCATGCGCGAAAGCCTTGCCGTGGAGCACGACTTTCTCAACCAGCGGCGAGAGCTCTACAAGCAGTACAAGACCGCTGAGGCGCTGGGTGATCCTGACGCCAAGTCCCGGTATGACAAGGAGAGCAGTTTGCTCAAGGAGGCGCTGGCCGAGCGCCTTGCAGACCAGCAAAAACATTACGTGCAGATTGACGCCGCCCAGGCTGATTGGTCGAGCGGCGCCAGCGATGCGCTTTACGACTACGTGAGCCAGGCGCAGGACGTGGCGGGCCAGACTCGATCGTTGTTCACCAACGCTTTCAGCGCCATGGAAGACGCAGTGGTCAACTTCTCCATGACAGGCAAGTTCTCCTTCGCTGAGTTCGCCAAGTCGGTCATATCCGACATGGCGCGCATCGCCGCTCGGCAAGCTGCCTCGAGGCTGCTGTCGAGTATTGCAACTAGCGTGGGCAGCGCCTGGGCGGGCGGGGTACCGGCTCCGACCACCGCATCCGTTGGCTCTGCGTCGACGACTTTCACGCCTCAACTCAATACTGCTGGCATGACCTACGGCAAACCTTTCTCGGACGGTGGGTACACCGGTCCCGGTGGCAAGTACGATCCAGCAGGCATCGTGCACGGCGGTGAGTTCGTTCTGCGCAAGGAGATCGTCGAGCAGCCTGGCATGCGCGCTTTCCTGGAAAGCCTCAACGCCAAAGGGTATGCAGATGGTGGGTACGTGGCTCCTGCTGGTGCCGCCTATTCAGGCGCGGCGATGCAGGCCATCGGCCAGAGCGGAAATGGTTCGTCGGTGGTCATCCACCAGGATATTTCGGTGGATGGGGCAGGCGGACAGGGCGGCGGTCCACCCGGCGACATGACAGCCATCAGGGAGGCATACGCCAAAGCGGCCCAGGACGGCGCGCGCCAAGAGATCACCAGGCAGCTTGCTCGGGGCGGCATGATCTGGACGGCAATCAACCGGCCCGTCCGCTGACACAACAGAGCACTCACCATGGCAAAGACTTTCACCTGGACGCCGTACATCGAGCCGACGGGCACAGGAACCTTCCGCGTGCGTAGCGCCCAGTTCGGCAACGGCTACCGGCAGGTGGCCGGAGACGGCATCAACAACGAGGTACAGAGCTGGCCGCTGACGTTCAGGGGGAAAGAGGCCTATGTGCTGGAGATCCTGACCTTCCTGCGAAGCCACAAGGGGTTCGCGCCTTTCACCTGGACTCCGCCCTTGGGCGCTGCAGCCTTGTTCACCTGCGCAAGCTATGCCGCAACGCCGCATGGCGCAGGCCTGTACACGCTGACCGCAACCTTCGACCAATACTTTGGAGCTGCCTGATGACGCAGAGCATCTACGAGGCGATCCAGACCTTGGCGCCCGGCCAATACGTCGAGCTGTTCGAGCTGGACCTGACGGGGCTGAATGGCGACGTCTACTACTTCCACGGCTACACCCAGGTCGGGCCGATCTTCTGGCAAGGAAAGGAGTACTCGCCCTGGCCCATCAAGGTTGAAGGAATGGGCATGACAGGGGAGGGTCAGCAGAACACCCCGACGCTGACGGTAGGCAATGTCACCGGGCTGATCACGGCCCTGTGCCGAATCTACGATGACTTGATCGATGCCAAGGTGGTTCGTCACCGCACTCTGGGACGCTTCCTTGACGCCGCGAACTTCCCTGGCGGCAACCCGGAGGCTGATCCTGACGAGCACTTCGCAGACGACGTGCTGGCGATCGACCAAAAGCAGGGTGCGGACGGTGAGATGGTGTCCTTCGTCCTCAAGTCTCCGCTGATCGCCTCAGATCGCAAACTGCCCGGTCGGCAGATCGTCGCCAACTGCTGCCAGTGGCTGACCATCGGCGGATACCGGGGGCCCTACTGCGGCTACACCGGCTCGAACTACGCTACCGACAAGGACGTGCGGACTAGCGACCCAGAACGCGACGTGTGCTCGGGAACGCTGACCGGCTGCAAGCTGCGGTTCGGCGAGAACAACCCCCTGCGCTATGGCAGCTTCCCCTCCGCCGGCAACTGAGGCTCACCCATGAAAATTTCCGAGGCTGTTACCACGGCCATGTACGCGCACGCCCGCGAGAAGGCTCCCCAGGAGTGCTGCGGGCTGCTGCTCAGGCTGGGGCGCAAGCTCCAGTACCTGCCGCTGCACAACACGGCGCCGGATCCCGAGCAGGACTTTCGGATCAGCGCCCACGACTGGGCTGATGCGGAAGATCGCGGCACGGTTGCCGCGGTGGTGCACAGCCACCCTGGGCAGTCGGCGCAGCTCAGCACGCCCGATCGGGCAGCGATGGAGGCCACGGCCTTGCCCTGGGTGATCATCGAGGTTCGCGAGGGTGAGCCGGTAGGGCACCTGGTGCACGAGCCGACCGGATACCAGGCCCCGCTGGTGGGCCGGCCATTCCATCACGGTGTGCTCGACTGCTACACCCTAGTGCGCGACTACTACCAGCGCGAGCTGGGCATCGAGCTTCCCGACTACGAGCGCGAAGACGGCTGGTGGGACAGGGGCCAGGACCTCTACGCCGACAACTTCGAAGGCGCCGGCTTCTACCCCGTCGACCCGAGCGACCTACGCCAGGGCGACCTCATCGTCATGCAGGTGCGGTCCGAGAAGGCCAACCATGCTGGCGTCTACCTGGCCGACGGTGTCCTCAAGACAGAACCCGACCATCACCCGGTATCGGGCGCCATCCTCCACCACCTGTACGGCCGCGACTCGAAGCGAGACGTGTTCGGCGGCTTCTGGCTCGAGGCTGCCCGGTTCTACATGCGACACAAGGATTCCCCCTATGGCTGAACGAGTACGCACCATTCGGCTGCACGGTGAGCCTGGGCGGCTCTTCGGGCGCGTGCACCGCCTGGCGGTCCAGTCTTCGGCCGAGGCGGTCAGGGCGCTGTGCATCCTGTTCCCTGAGTTCCAGGCCTACCTGGCCAGGTCCAAGGATCGCGGCCTGGCGTTCGCGGTGTTCTACGGCAAGCGCAACATCGGCGAGGACGAGCTGGGCCACCCGCCCGGGAATGCCGAAATCCGTTTCGCGCCGGTGGTACAGGGCAGCAAGAACAGTGGCGGCCTGCAGGTGGTGCTGGGCATTGCGCTGATGGCTGCAGCGACTATCGCCACCGGTGGTGTGGGCGGCCTGGCCATCGCCGGTGCGAGCGGTTGGGGCGGTGCGCTTGCTGCTGGGGGCTTCGCTGGCGCCACTGCCATGTTTGGCCTGTCACTGGCCATCGGCGGCGTTGCCCAGATGATCACCGGCCAGCAGGCCAAGATCGACAGCAGTGAGTCGGTCGACAACCGGCCCAGCTACAACTTCACCGGCATCAAGAACACCATCACCCAAGGCAATCCGGTACCGCTGTGCTACGGCGAGATGACGGCCGGCTCTGCTCAGCTCTCCCTCGGCATCCGCGCCGAAGACCAGCAATAGAGGCTTCCATGACTGACCTGTCCATCCTGGGCTCCAAAGGCGAGTCCAAACAGCACACGCCTGTCGAAAGCCCCGACAGCCTGATCAACATCAGCTATGCCAACAT